CTTTCCACCAAGTAACTGCACTATCTAAAAAATTAGTTTCAGGTGGAGTTTGAATATTCGTGTTAAGTTCTAATAACTTTAATGATCCACTTGAAGGGACCCAATCATATCCGGCAATTACTCCATAATTATCACCCTTTCCCGACCAATATTCAGGATTACTTCCTGTTAAAAAGGGAGCGGCAGCTTGCAAAGACTGAGTTACAATAGAACTACTATAATTATTAAAACTAAAATAATTTAATTTCATTTAATTTCTTCCCAATTACATTTTTTAAATACATTTATGCTTTTTATATTCCACCCATCTACCATACTATAAATATCAATTTTCTTCTTATTTACCAAATTTGTAATTGAATATATTAATTGCTCTCCATATCCCGTATTTCTATAATCTTTATGTACATATAAATTACAAAGTTCATTTTCTATGATATTAAACCAAACCCACCCCACGATTTTATTATTTATTTCTAAAATATTAAAATACCATCCATCTTTTAATCGTTGTTTTGCATCTTCCATCGACCACATATCTTCCCAATTCAATTCTACTTGAAATTCATCTATAGCCCATTTTAATTTTTCTTCATCTAAGTCAAAAACTTGATTTATTTCTGGTATAATTTCAACTTCTTTATAATTTATTAAATCTGGTTTAAATTTAATCATTTATTCATCAATATCCAATCCATTAGGATACCACTGTAAAAGTTCTTCGTCCTTTTTTATATCTTTAGTGGATTGCAAAACAAAAATTTTATAATTAATATGTTTTTTAAATTTCCAATAAACACTTCTATCCTCTAATTTAATTGCACTATTATACAATGCTGCATATCCAAATACCACACAATGTTGCTCTTTCGGTTGACCACTTGGTAATTCTCCATCAAAAAGAGAATAGATATATCTGTGAAAATTATCATCATCAAAATATTCTTCCAATTCACAATAATGACATTCTTCCAATAATTCTCCTTTTTTTATATCCTCTTTTGCAAAAACACCATATCCCTGTAGGGGAGATTTTCTAACTTCTAATTTCGGATTATGATAAAGTTTATCTTTCATTTATCAAACTTCTTTGTCATTATCCCATCAAATCTGGTCGTGAAAGTGCATCTTTCTTTGGTTTATTTACTTCTTCTAAACCAAGTCCAGCTCCCTCTATAAACATCTTTGGAACTTTACCACAATTACCACAACTATAAACTTGAACTGGTACAAGTGCTTCTTGTCCTGTGGGTGATAGGATTGCAGATATTCTCTTTATTATGTGTGAAGTAATAAATAGATAATTTCCACAATCATCACATTTTATTGTGTCTGCCTTTGTTAAATCAACCTTTTGTTGAATCTGTTGTGGTGGTTTTCGTTTAGCCATTTTGTAACTCCTCTAATGTAACCATTTCAACTCCGTGTTTCTGAACTACACGAGTTGTACATTTCTGTGCAAATTGTATTGCACTTTCTATGTTATTTGTTTCTAAATATTCCTTAACAAGTCCAGCTATAAATGTATCACCTGCCCCACTAACATCTTTAACTGGAACTTCTTCTACTGAAAATACTTTATCTTTATATCTACATCCATTACCTCCAAGTGTAACTATAAGTTTATCATCAAATCCTTCTTCAGATAGTAGTTCGTGATTTTTCTGATATTCTAACTCGTTTATTTTTATGAAATCTGCACACTGTATCCACTTACCAAGTTTTTTCTTTGTATCTACAAATACATTATTATTATTTTCACAAATGAATTGTATATCTTCTTCTTCTAAAAATCCCTTACAGTAATCTGAAATAATGATTGCGTCAAGCTTGGTTTTGTGTCCAAATATTGGAGTAAATGAATTATCTACTATGCCACTTAGTATTTTCTTATCTATTCTATCACAATAATCATGTTCATCAACTCGTAATACCATTTGATTTGACCGACTATCCACGTAACGCTTCTTCACAATACTAGTTTCATTTGTAAGTGAATATACAGTCATTTCTAATGATTCAACATTATTCACCACATTTTTAGACATTCCTTCATTTGATTCTGTATGTGTTGGAACAAATATTGGAACTGGGGCCTCTGGACTTATTCTATGTATATCACCGTATATAAACACATCTAAGCATTTATCTCCAATGACTAAAACATTCATATTATTCTATCACATCCATTATTCTGGATTCTTTTGCTGATTTTACTTCAAATGAAAATGGTGAATCTTTTAACCACTCATGTGCTTTGGTTTCTGCGATACTTACTGAATCACATTCTACCAAATAATTCCTACGGACTTTCTTTTCTTTTGATCCGTTTTTTGTTTGTATTTCTTCTATAAAAACTACCTGTACTTCGTAATAACTCATTTTTGTAACTCCTGTTTATTTTATTATATTTAATATATTAATCATTGTTGCCATAAAATTTATTTCTCTATCCACGATGTTTTTTTCTCTAAACTGACCTTCAGCCAGTTCTAATATACATTCCGCGACATGACCACTCGCCCATGAATCCAGTTCATCAAATAGTAATCTGAACATATCAGCAAATTCTGTAACTTGGGTGTCTGCTAATAATTGTCGTATATTCTTAAATGCGCTCTTCTTATCTTGTGACTTTAGTATTTCTAATAATTTTAATTTGTAATCATTTTCAACCATACTACGTTTATCAACAGTCAATTTACCATTTATAGATTGCTGTTGGACTGAATTGATTATTCGTCTAATGTCTGGATACCCACTATTAACGTTCAATACTATGTCCTCTACGTTGTATTCTATTTCTTCCTTATCCAATATACCCTTTATATGTACTGCAATTTCTTTTTTGGATGGTGGAATTATCTGAAATGTTTGACATCTACTTTGGATTGGATCAATTATTCGTTCTACATAATTACAGGTTAGAATAAACCGAGAATGTTTACTGAACGTTTCCATTAGATTTCGTAGTGCTGCTTGACCTTGTGGGGTGACGAAATCACAATTATGTGTAAGTGTTTCTGTTTTACCTATTACGAAATTATGATTACCGTCAACTGACAAGTCATACACGTGCTGGGTGTCTTTTAATTTTTTTATAGATTTAATCTTTATCTTGTTCACTATAACCTATTCCCACATACATTTTATTTAATTGTATTTTGTTATTATCAATAAATATTTCTGAATTTATATAATCCATAATATTATTTTCATTTATCCACTTGAATTTATATCCACTCACATCACAATGTTTTATTAAGCTGTCTATTTTTTTTGTTTGTTTTAAGAAAAAACTTCTTGGTTTTATTTCATACAATATCTTTGTATCTTTATCGTAAAAATCACCCATATAAACTCTACCATTATCCGTTTTTTTAGTTCTACATTCCTTACTTTCATATTCTAAATGTTGATTACTATACCAAAAACAAGCTTCCCACGAACTCCTAAACTTTTTAACTTTACCATTAACTTCTATTATAGCATCCCAATGTGTAAATGTATTTGTTATTGGTGGTGTAAATTCACCATTGGAAATCTTTTCTCTCATCAACTTTGAGTTTAATTTTGCATTTCTTTTTATATTAGCCTTACCCTTTTCAGTCTGGTTAAACTCTTTCATCTTTTTAGAATTGTGTTTTCCAAGTTGTGTATAAAATTGTTTAGCTTCATCCGATTGTAACCATTTTTTCTTTGTATGTTGTATCTTTTTAGCAATTTTTATATTATCTCGTTTTCGCATCCATACTCTATTACCGACACACTGATTACAATATTTTCCATTATTTTTTGTATGAAATCTAGAATCACAATGTTCACATTCTTTCAACCTACCTATTTTTTTACATTCATAACATAACAATTGATTCGACGCTTTAGCTACATAATCTTTACCACAACTGTCACAAATCTTATCATAATAATGAACTCCACCAAGGCCATTTCTATTTGCGGCATCTCTTAACTTTTGCCTTGTAGATTTTTTTATACTCATTTAACATCTCCATTGTTCATATATAAATATAACCAACTTGTGTTTTTCGAGTAAAAAAATCTAACTATGGTGATAAAATATGATTATAGTTATCCAACTGATTTGTTTTAACTACAATTGGATTACCATTTTTATCTTCGACGTACCATTTATGATCTTCAGTGCAAACAACTACTTCACCATTTTCAAGTTCAATCTCATACACCTCTTGTTCACCCTTATCCCACAAGTGGAATGGTCTCCACTGCCATTCTTCTTTTTCAACATTCCAAGATTTAACTAAATCATTGTTTTCATCAACATCTTTTATCGGAACTTGAATCTGTTCCCCATTCGATAATACAGTAACTAATGTATTTTCATCCAAACACTCATCAAGTACGACCACCTTTAAATCTTTAAATCCAATAGTTGATACGAATCCTTTTATTTTATTTCTAACAGAATCTACACTATTTTCATCACTCGCATTTATGTAAATATAGTCACATTCAATACTATTTGAGAGTATTTTTGCGAGAGTTGTCTTACCGGTTCCAGCTGGACCAAATAATAGTAAGTGTGGGATGTCTCCACTTTCCAAATAAACCCTTACCTTTTCCTTTAGGTGGTCGTTTCCTATGTAAGTGTCTAATGATGTTGGCCTGTATTTCTCAACAAAAAGAGTATGTTCAGAATTTTGTTTGTTTTGTAACATTTAATTTCTTCCAAGTTTTATAATTTTTATTTTCACATCTATTTCCATGTTATCTCTCTATAATAAGTATTATTCATAACATTTTTACAAATAAATTAAATTAATTTACGAAATACCCACGTTGGCTCTCCAAAACTTTTATCATCTTTGTTTTCAAGGGATTTTTCTGTCCATTTACTATCTTCGTAGCCTTTTGCCGTTCCAGCTCCACCAGAATTTGGTCTTTTTGCTAACTGGTAACCTATACACCCCATATATTCACTACCTTCTATTTCAGATAAATAATCGTTCATCGGGTTGCAGATTTCTAACCAACCCTTTTTTGTGACCCCCTTTGTACCTGAATACACATCTGATATATTCACTAATAGATGACCTCCTGGTTTAATACTTGGCCAAATTTTACCGAGGGTGGCCTGTAGGAAATCTCTATTCCAACCTTCTATGTCTTTGTATCTGACCCAACTTTGAGTGTCATCGTAACTGTATCTCTCTACTGAAAAATACGGTGGTGAAGTGAATACCACATCGAAATAGTCATTGAACTGAGTGAAGTCAAAATCTTCTGCTGGTGAGCAATGGAATTCTGACTTTCTCTCGTGTTCAAAATATCCTAAATGTTTTTCGTAGAACTCTGCCTGTTCTTTGTATATAGGATGGTTCTCTTTTCGTGGGTCTAAACCTACATAATGTTTTCCATAGTCACTGGCGTAAAATCCTGCCAATCTATCACCCCAACCAGCACTGAAATCAAGGATGGTTTCTGCCTTAAACATATCGTAGATTGCTTTTGCCACATTTGGTTTAAACTGGGAACAGATATATTTTCGTAGAGCTAACATTACTCGTAACGTTGACTTGTCCATCTTTGGAACTTTGAGTGAGTATGCACTTCCCATTAATGAAGTCATAAACTTTTTACTTTCCCAAGTTCGTTTTGGACCTGGTGATACTGAACCATCTACTGACCATCTGTTTTCAATCTGGAAATAATTACTACAACTATTTCCTACATTTAGTCGTCTAAACATTAACTGCTTTCCATCGTAGTTTAGATTATAACTATACTTGGTGCCCTCTCTTGCATACCACTCACCCTCTACCATTATTTCATTCCACTTCATACCTTTTAGTTTTTGGAAATCTCTATATGCTCTCTTTTCGGTTAAATCAGGATATGGAAGTGGATATGTCATTGCTACCGTGGCAAGACTTTCTTTTACATCTTGTTTTTCAAATGTTTCTTTTATGTATTCCCAATCTTTCTCGTCTATTTTGAGATAGGGCTCCATATTGTAAAATTTGTCAAAGTAATCTATATACATTAAAAGAACTCGTGTTTAATTGTTTGTTTCATTTCATTTTTTATTCTATTGTAATATTCTTGACCATATCGTTGAATGATGGAATCTTTAGATTGTAACCAAATCTGATGAACCACGTTGTCTATTTCGTCATCGAGTATTAATTCTTCTCGTTTGTTGTGTTTTCTCACTTTTGGTTTTAGTTTATAATGATACTTTCCTTCCACTATCTTATCCAATTCATAATGTTGTGATTTAGGACAATGTAAGTATCCCCAATTATTCATCACTAATCTATTAGACTTGTTTTCTACTAATGGATACAACTTACAAAATACTGGTCTGTCATCTCCTAAACTACAACCTGTATTGTCATCTTCCAATAACTTACAACAACCGTCTTGCTTCCATTCCAATTCAAGGTCTAATCCATATTTTTTTTGATAGAATTCTTGTTCATCTTCCGAAATTTCAACATGAAACGTTGGATGATTACAGCAGCCGAAGTTGCATAGCCCGCACATTATTTTCTTTTCTAGCCAGGATTTAGAAAAAGTTGTGCTTAACTTGCTCATGTTTCCTTCTTAATTCTCTATCTATAATCATTTCGTATTCTGATTTATGCCATTTGATTGGTTCGATATAACTCAAATCATATTCCTTAATCCCAACATCCCAAAATAACACATTTTCAGATGGTTCTATGTTCTTAACCATCCAATCCCATGCCTTTGCTTCGTATGTTTGATCAAGTGGTAATGACTCATCAAGTTTTAGTTTATGTTGGTATGGATAATCTGACTGAACAACTTTAAAATCTCCGTCAAATTTGTGACGATCATTGAGACGATCATACCACATTTTCTTGTTTTTATACACATAACCACTTAATGCTACAGGATATATCGTTTTAATATTCTTATTATACAACTTACAACCCATAGCTACACCCAACATAGACAAACCACTCCCAGCGATCCCCACCACAGTCTCTACGTGATCCGGAACATTTTTGACTTGTTGGGCAATAGTTTTCATTACTTGTCGTCCATTCATACCAAATTTTATCTGAAAATAACCCGTTTCACCTACTAATTTCTTGGCATCAAGTTCTGGACCCGATATATTCGGATTACCTACTCCATATACCTTGGCACCAAACTTCTGTGCCAATGACACATTCACTCTGTAACTATCTTTAATGTGGTCGGGATAATGTAGTAATGTAACCAAACATTTTAGACCAAAATACTTAGCAACTGCGGATGTGATACAACTCTGAGGCGACGGTATACCGGCAGCCGTTAATATCCCACCATTACACTCATTGAGTATATGGTCTAAATTATCGTAGACAAGTTTAGAACATTGGCGGACTTTTCCACCTGAAACGCCTGCAAGGTTGAATTTATCGTCACGCTTGACCAAATAACCTTTATGTTCTTCAATCGGTGTTAATTCATTTGTCCAAGATTGAAAATGTTCTTCACTAAAAGTTGGGAAATTATCAAAGTCTATCATTCATCACCCTGTAACCTTCTTTTTGTAAATAACTTATTGCCCAATCTGTTAGGTCATTTTTTCTTACGCCGTGGGGATGAGAACCAGTCCAAAGTTCCAAGTTCTCAATTCTATTATCATCTCGTATTCCGTTTTTATGATGAACTGTTTCCTTGGATGTGAGAGTCCTACCAATATGTGCTTCCATAACCAAACGATGCTCCAAGACTCGTCTATCTTTTGATTTAGGATGGTCAGGTGCAAATTTCAAAACATATCCTTCTCTTGTGTAAGTTCTATGACCACCAAAAAGTGGATGATTTTCAGTTCCAGCTGTTTCAGGGATTGACTTTCCCATTAGACAGCCACAACTTTTAGATTGATATTTACCAATTAATTGCCAGTTAGGCCTCAAGGCATACATACCACAATCACATTTACAAACCCACCACCATCGTTGAGATTTTTCTACTCTCGTAGAATATAAAACTTTAAGATGGTGAATTCTTTTACCTGTAAAGTCTTTGGTTCTTGGATCTAAACCATCTAACGGAATATGTTCCCAAATTGGTTTTTCATTTCTCCTACTATGATTAAGCCCTCGTTGTAGTGTCTTTTTTACCTTCATAATATTTCTCCATCTTCTTGGATATTATTTCTTCACGATGTTTAGCATAGTAACGCCTTTGACGAATACGATTTTGTTCTCGTATTTCATCGGGCGTTCTATTTAATTTCTTTCTTCCCATATCTATAAATAGTTCGTTAGGAAAAAAATCGTTAGGAAAATTGGAAATAATTAAAAAATATCAAGAAGCGTCTGTGACAGCCACCAAATAATACGTCACATCGTAATCATCTACCTTAAAGTTAATTCTGGACAACCCATCTGAACTTACTTCAAGTGTTGCACTTTCACATTCCTTGTTTGCCGTCAATACATCCTTAAATAGGTTAGCATTAAAAGATACTTTATCAATATCTTCATAGACTTCAGTTTCTACTGGAAGTGTAACTCTGTTCGTATTAATTGACGAGTAACCAATAACCAATTTAGCTTCATCATTTTCAGTAATTACAGTAAATGTATCTGTATCTGGTAATGCTGCTTTTGCACTGATGAACCTAACGATGAAGTTGGTATCAACTTTAATCTTCAACTGAAACTCTGGAAGTTTCTTTAGTGGTGGTGGTTGATTGATAACCGATTTATCCGATAACATGAAATTAACTTTAGAGTGTTTATCTGACACCTCTAATGCAATTGCCTTGTCACCAGCTTGAGTTAGATTGAGTGTTACATCATCATCTAAAACTCCTAACAATTTACTAAACTGTTCTGTATCATATACACCTAACTCGGCATCTTGGAAGGACCAATTAGTCATTGATAATTCACCGAGAAGTGCTTTATCTCCTGTGATAAAACGGGTACTCAATGTATCATCTTTACTGTTTATAACTACCGCATTTACATTGCCACCTAAATGGTATTTGGCAATAAAGCGGGTTAATTTATGTTTGTTCATTTGTTACTCTCCTGTTATTTGTTCTGACGTATATACATATATATCAGATTGATTATTCAAAATTAAAAAAATCTTTCTATACTTTGTGCTTCATCTACTGGTTTACCCCAATCTAAACATTCATAAAATAGATTGAGTTTTTTAGTGAGTGCTCTATCATAGATTTTATCATAATCCATATTATCTTCTATGAATTTCATAATCTCGGGTGGATCTTCATAACCTTTATATGCTACTACTGATAATCCTAATGAGTTATTCTTTAAATATACCCACCGGATTTTATCCCCATTACTTATAAATCCATATTTTTTATCTCGTTTGTAATATCGCAATAAATCATTATAACTTACTGCTGCCCTTACATGGACTGGAATACCGTTCTTCAATACTGTAAATACTGAAGTATTTTCTTTGTCCTTTTTAATATATTTCTTAATTCCCTTTACACCGGTTGGAGAAGAAATATCATCTAAATCTTTTAATCTCATGTTCTTCTTAAATCTGGTTATTCTATGGTCTATCTTATCCCGTGGAACACTTGCTAAAATGTCCTCTAATACATCGTTTAATAGTTTTCTAAATGCCGGTGCGAAATTACTACGTACAGTATCTAATCCCTTTACCATTGTCTTATTTACTTGAACTCCATTATCACTAATGAGTTTCATACCATATCGTTTCTTTGTAATGAATAAACCAGACTTTGCTATAATTTCCTGTTTGATTTCAAATCGGTGTGTGTCTAAGTTACAGAATTTCTTAGCGAAATAGTCGTATGAACCATTTAAGTATTCTTGAACTTCAGTTGCAATTTCATTTATTCGTTGAGTCATCATTACATCACTCAGGCTTTGACCTTTGAAACGGTGGTTAATGAGGTCTACAACTGATAAAAATATAGAATCAGTCAAGTGTCGACGTAGATAATTCTATCAACATCGAGATCTGGCTGCCTCCTTATTTGTTTTATTTTCATATTATAATTTTCCTTATATGTTCTAAAACGGTTTCTTTACTCAAATTCCAATCATTTTCCCAAATTATTATTGGGATATATCCATTATCTTCATAAAAATTTATTTTAATTTCATCATACTCCCAAATTTCATTGGCAACTTTACCCCCTCTAATAGTATGAGTCTCATTATATAACTGCGGATTCATGTGCCAATAATCACCAAAAAATTCTATAATATAATTTTCATATTTACCATCTGCCACATAACACCCAATTCGAACTTCTGGTTGGATCTCAATATTAAGTTCACGTTCTATTTCCTTCATTACAGAAATAGATAATTTTGATTTTGAATTAAATTTAACACGTTTACTTTCAGCCTCTATTTCTGTATATCCATTATGTAACCAATACTCAATTTTAGTTGTATTATAAAGTAAATTCCAAATTTTTCTTCTATTATCATCTGTATAATCTAACTCAAAAAATCATCGGTTTCCAGTAAATCTTTTACTTTTATTTCCATTTTTTTACCATTTCGTATTACATCAACTCTATTGTTTTCATATAACTTTCTAACTTCACCGTTTTCTAATTCAACTTCAACTGGAGTACCAATCTCACTATTATAAAAATGATTTGTTATTTTTGCAGTAAACTTAATTAATTCTTGCCCTGCCGTTGTAACTGAGGTTGCATTTTCTAAATCGTAAAATCTCCAACCCTGAAGTCCAAGAACACCGTACATACTATTAAGTAAAATTTTCTGAATATATTGTCGTCTGTTAAAGTATTCATATTTTTCGTCATTTCCGTCGTCTGCAAATTTCTTAGCTAATTTCCTAAACTCTGATCTTGTATCAAACCACTTGGATAAAATAGTTGGTATTAAACCTGCTTTGTCTGTTTTATATAATATACCAGCACTTGAAATAGATATTTGATTATCATTAAAAAAGTCCTCTAATTCTGTATTTGTTAGTTGGCCCTTCTTCTTTCCATTTAATATGATAGAATGTGTCTTTTTTTTCTTTGATATAAATTCTTTAGCATTCCAACCAACTACCCTTCCAAACTTAGTTTCTGGGCTGATATTCAAACTCATTATTAAATTTGGGTACATACTTGTCAGATCCAAATCTATAACCCAGTCATGTTTACCACGTTGTGGACTTTTTACGTATGCTCCTACGAACTTATTATCTGTATATTCACCCTTTTCTGGTTTGTTTGGTGCTACGATGTTTAATTTTTTCAAATGAGTGAGGATTGCCCCTTCTAAATATCTACTACTGAAATATATGTCCTCATATGGAACATGACCGATATGACAAATACCACGGGCAATATCAATGAAATCTAATTTATCATCCAACTGTTTTACTATTCTAACATCATGAATGTTATATTCCACAAACTTTCTCAAGTCGTTTTCAAATAAATCGTTTAGTGTTCCATCGTAACTTATTTTTGGTGATCCAACTTCAAATTGACCAATGGCATCTAATCTATATGATGGTCTTGACCCAAATGTAAAATCCTTATAGAGTAGTAAGTAATCTAATACACTTACACCTGCTATTTTATATCGTTTCGTGTATTTACTATACATCACCTTTGATATTGGTGATAGATTGTCAGCAACACTTTGACCGAGAACTTTAATTGTTCTGTTGTATAAATATGGAATATCAAACCCATCTACGTTCCAACCTGTAATAATAGTTGGTCGTAGCTCTAAATACTTTTGGTAAAATCTTTGTAATAATTCATACTCTGTTTGGTGACTCTCAACTACGACATTCTTTCCAAATCCTGTTGTGTCTAGTGTCTTATGTTCGTCTAATGCTAAGCACGTATAAACATTACTGATGTTATCCCACATTGCAATAGATGTGATTTTATTTGGACCAATCATTGGGTCTGGAAAGCCCTCTGTTACTTCACACTCAATGTCAAATATGAATATTTTATGTCCAGTAGATGGTTCTTCACTTTGACCGTACATATCTATTAATGTCCGCATTTCAGGATTTACATCACTTTCAAATAATCCTTCTGCAGTCTTATCCCATCTGTATATCTTCTTTAATTTATCACCGTATAAGGATGCAAAAGTTCCATAGTTGTCTCTAACATAAGCATACTTTTTGTATTGTGTTGAAACATATCCGGCTTTGTCGTCCCAAATGTGGACCTTTCCCTTGAATGGTTCTACGAATATATTTTGGTAAATCTTATAACCTCTTTTGTTTAATTGGTATTATACTGTAATAATCTTGATGTGAATATACGACGGAAAATCGTAAAAGTCAAGAATATTCTTGGTCGTCATTATCACCCGTACCGTAAATTATTTCACATCCAGATGAATCACAGAATTTTTCCACGTCAGCTTCTTCACCCTCGATACCAACAAAACTCAACTTGCCTAGTTTTTTCACCATTTTATTATATGTCTTTTCGTCAATGGCTTCGTATGGCATTTGTCGGTATGCACCGAGTTCGTGGCGTGGTAATAACGATATTCCCTTTAATCTGTATTGGAAATAATTTAAAACTTGTGGTAATTCGGCAGACTCGGTTTCTGGATTAAATGTCGCCGTACAACTCACTTGGTTGTCTGCCCAATGTCGTTGTAGGAATGCGGCTAAATTGAATTGTTCCCATATAGATAAATCACCTACAGTTCTAATTCCCTCACCTACATCAACTGGAACCTCTACTACCATTGTACTATCTTCTGACCCGAATGCTGGTTCTAAATGATAGTTTGCCTTTTTTAATGGTTCGATCAATTCCGATTGTTTGGATAATCTCATCCGTCTTATATAAAACCTACTTTCTGGATAATGCATTCCGGGTGTTGCTCCTACTAACAAAGACACCGTCCCACTCGGTTTTATTGAGCTCAACTTTATACTTCTCGGTACTGCTAACCAATCTGAATACATTTTATCCCATTTTGTAAGTTCGTCGTATCCCTCTTCACACCACAGTTTTAATGTGTTTAATCCATTATTAGTAATAAATTGAGCTATACCACTCATAGATGTACCAATTCGTCTGTTGCGTAACATTACTCTATTAGTTTCTGGCCAATGAGTTTTTCCTAAAGTAACTGTTTTTGCATATAAGTATGCATACTTTAATGTCTTTTTATAATCTTCTAAGTCATCGTGGTGGTGTGGAAATGTCTCTACGAGACAACATAGCTCGTAGCTTTCGAGTGATTGTTCCAGACAGGGATTTCCGCCTGCAACTCTGTGGTCTTTGTTATCGCCACCATTTTTCATACGAGAATATTCTCTCATATTTTCTAACCATGCAATTCCGGGTTCACCATTATCTACTATTCGTTTACATATATCAGTATAATCCATTCCGATTTCTGCAAATACTGAATTATTAGATGTCCAACCAAATTGTTCCCGTTCTGGGTTCTTTTTGTAATTCTTTAAGTCTAAGTATTCTTCATCTGTAGCATCACCGAATACAATTTCTGCTGTATTATGTGATACTATTGTCTCATCTACTCCATTTTCAGGATTTTTAACAAAGAAATGATGTTTATCTTCAACTTCTATGTCCCAAGTTTTTTCAACTTTACCTTCATCAACTATATCCATAATAGTAACGAGTTCAAAATCTTCTAAATTAAAATCTTCTATTCCGTATTTTTCTATCATGTTATCTCCTAATAAACGTCCAGCTTAAAATCAAATCCAAGTGATTTTGTTGCTTCAAATTTTAAATTATTTTTTTCCTTATCGAACTCAAGTGTATATGTGCCTTTCGTTTCAATAATTAAATTATCACCGGGTATATAAAAATCTGGATAGTATCGTCTTTTTTTACCTTCATAGTTATACCAAATCTCTGGCATATCACTCTTTTTGTATAAAATATCATTTTCACTATATCCAGACTGAAATAAATTATCTAACGTTTTATTTTCGTATCCTTGAATTCTAATTCGTTTTCCGGATGGCATAGTATAAAATTTATTTGTATTATAATACCCACTATATCCGTCTAATGCCTTTTCTGCAAATTCTGGGTGATGCATTGGATTTTCTACACCATATAATTCTACCATCCTATCTCTAAATTCTTTAGTTCCAAATTTAAAATAATCTTCTCTACCATACTTTTCAATTATTGTTTGTTTAGCTTTCCTTTTAAACTCATCTGTCTGTGTGTAATAATCAACACCGTATTCACTATTTATAAAATCCATTCTAATTTTTTTATATTCATTAGAATTTACATACGCAGTTGCTCCATATTTTTTTAAATTAGTTTTCATTGTTCTATCTTTAACTTCGGGGATTTGTTGTGCATTGTCTACACCATATCTTCTTTGGAAAGTTTTTATTTTTTTATCAGTTATTTCCGTTTCATTACGCTTTTCTTGTATTTTTTTGATGGAAGTTGGAAATTGCCATGCGTTTTCATACCCATATTTTTCTTTCATTATTTTAGCTTGATGATTGTATCTCATTTTCTTTGCTTTATCACTCCAAGTGCATTTTTTATCACAGTAGAATAATCCACTTTCAATCCGTATCCTATAATCTCTATTCTTTTTTGTTTCATATTCTGTTCCACAAATAATACAATTAACTTTTACAATTTCAAGTGCCATTTTTTATCTCCTATATTCAATAATAACTATAAGAAAAGATAAAAAACATACATTTCCCGACACTATTTTTTCTGTTTTACGAGAAAATCTTTATCTTTATCTATATCTTTAACCATCTTCCATTCAAACCCATTATCTTGATTATAAACTAATAAAGTATGTTTTTCCGTCGCCTCATATTCAGTCCCATTTAAAGTTTTAATTTTTAGGACTTTTTGTTCGCCACTATCAAATGTATTTAAGACTTGTTTATAGCCATCAGCAGTTAAAACTTTATCATTTCTCGTTATTTCTTCCATCTTCTTAAATCCATCTTCAGTAAGAACTTCATACCATTTAGGTAAGCACCTGCGAACATTGCCGGCCACTACACACTTTCCAATCAAATTCATAATATCTACGATTGTGGTAACGGTTATTGGTTCACCTGTATTCTTTTCTAATACTTCACTTACGGTGTCATGGACTTCTTCTAATGGTGTATATCCACTCGCCACACCACCAAAACCTTTTATTGGTTCACCTAGACCTCTAATGAGTGAATAATCAAATTTCATCGGGGCTGTTCCGTGAAAATATGATTCCAATAATAATTCTAAACTCTCTACCCAACCTTCTCGTGTATCTGGTATTTGAAATGTTTCTTCGTTTCTATCTCTATTTATTCCCTTTATTATAATTTCACCAGCACCCTTTACATCAAACCCCACGCCGACACCCAACATTGAGGCATCCATTAAAAATGTGAATGGTTTGGAGTAATCTTGTTTTAGTGTGGAAGTGGAGACGAATGCACAGTTGTTTAGGGCGGCATATAACTTCTTTTCTTCTGTGATAGCAGTTCCCATTGCCCATAAACCTCTGCCTGGTGGTAGAAATTTCATACTCCACATTCTCTCATACATTTCTTGAGCGGAGTTTTGAGCTTGCCATGGATTCCAACCTAATTGATGTTGTTCAATCCATTCCTTTTGCATATTATATGTACCCTCTACAACCCGTTGAATGGTTTCCCACCACCTTTCATTTTTTCCATTTTCCTTGATACGGGAATAGGTTCGCATATACACTAACAGTCCCAATCCATTAAAGCCAAATGGTGGCTTTTTTCTCTTGTATCCGTTTATAAAATTTTCCGTTAAAACGAATTTATCCATAACATTCCTCCATAATTTCTCTATCCATAACTATTATAAATAGTAATATTTATTCAAATCCACCCATGTCTTTGTCAGAATTATACTTATTTGCTAATTGTTTACGTAGATATTCTTCACTATTATCCATTTTCTTTTGAGTTGTTTGACCATCTTGTGTATTTGCTTCAAAAATTTTAATACTACCATTATTTGTATTTATACTAGCTGGAAATGTAATTCCATCAACACCGAATCTGTTTTTAATAACATGGAAACGGCCTGTATTGGCTATCTTATCTTCTACTTTTCTACTCATGGATATAACAAAATCGGCAATCATAACTTTTGCATATGATTCGGCTACTTTACTTGCATCGATGACATCTTCTTCTAATGATGAATTATGTGAATATATACCATTAGCAAAAAACATATGTGTATCTTCAACTGTAATATCAACAGTATCTTCTTCCCCTACCAATTCAATAGAAACAATTTCATCCATTACAAAATCTTCTGGATTTATGTTATGCATTTTCATTTACAAATTCCTTACATTTTTTAACTATATATTTTTCATCCATCTTATAGAAAACATCATCTACTCGTAAAATTTTATACCCCTTACTTTCTAAAATAATATCTCGTTGAATATCAAGATTTCCATCGTGCCAATATTCACAATCAAATTCAATTATTGAATTTCCACACTTGAAATCTGGCATTATAATTTTATTTGGATAATCATTTTCGTGATTTACAAAAAGTTTCTTTATTTCTTTGTAAATAATTTATCACCCACTTTTAATCCAGTTGCAACTGATTTTAATTTACCATACATAACAGGTAAATCGTGATTAGCTGAAATAGTTATCTCTTTACCTGATTTCAATTTAACTTTATATACTGGTTGTTTTTCAACTGGAAAAACTTTATTAACTTTTTTATATCCAAGATGAGTTAGAATTTCATCACCTTCTTTTATTTTTCCAATTTCTATTTCGCCATTTTCAGTTTCTACTTTATCAGTTAAAATATGACACCTATTCGCTTGACTTGCGGTCCAGATGGGGAAGTCGTATTCTCCTGCAAGACCTCTTAAATCTTCATAAATACTTTCTAATACGTGTCGTTTTTCTGTTCCAACACCACGGAGAATATCTGCGTAATCTACTAATACCAAATCTATATTTGTTCCCTGTAATTCTATTTGTTTCAAATGGGATGAAAGTGTCTGGACTGTTGCACCCTTTGTTGGGAAGTATTTAATTAGTAGAGTTCCCTTTAATTCTGCAATTTTCTTCTTGACATCATCTTTATAGTATTTTATATTAGCCGTAGTCACTCCACTAAATACTGTATCAAATCGTAACCCCACGTAATTTTGATTTAATTCTAACGTATAATATACTACATTTAATCCATTCTTTACTGCTGATGCTCCTATTGCTTGTAAAGTCCAACTGTTATGTGATAAAATACCATTACCATAAAAACAATGAATGTCCTCTACTGATATATCATATAAAATGGTTTCTGGCATTTCGTTAAACTTTAATACAGACATATATCCGGTGGTAGACACAATTTTATCACCAACCTTTAAATCTCGAACCTTTACCCAGTCACCGTCATATAATTTAAGTCTGTGATCCCAACTACAACGTAAAGATCTATTGTGAGATTTAAAATAAACTCTAACATTTTTTAGGAACTCAGTTCGTTGTAATGTTATAATATTTTTATATGCGTCCGGTGTTTTAATTAATATTTCAAATGGCAATTCATATTCTACATTTTGAACTTCTGGTATTCCTATTTTAGAAAATAAAGTTTTTAAGTTTATGGTTTCTAATACTTGTTTTTTAATAAATCCATCATTATCAAAAAATTTCCAAGCTGATGTCAATTTCTCTAAACCATATGAATCAATTAATTTTATCTTATCCCATGGATCATACCATTCAGTATCACCATTTTCAATTAACTTTCCAAGTTTAAAAAATGCAATGTCAATTTTAGTACACCCACCAACACATTTTCCAATTCCGGCTGGGGCTACTACTACTCCTAATTCACCCGATCCTAAACCACCATCCATTATTTCATCTATGGTTTCCCAACCAGTTTTTACGGTGTCTCTAGCAGAGTTAGCAAGTCGCTCTTCTATACCATCAATGTATTCATGTCCTAATTCTCTGTCACCACCAGCCTTCATTGCGTCATCTATGAGTTGCTTTATCTCATCATATTTACCGATTTCTAATAAATCAACACTATCCATTATTGCTGCTTTAATAACTTGATTTTTACAGAACTCTAATGTCTGTTCTTGTATAAATGGTAAATCAGTTGATTCTATATATCTCCAACTTTCTTTTAGATTTTCTACCACGGACATCTTTAGAATGTCGTTTTCTATATCGTCTATTTTTACCTTTAATACTTCTAATGTAGGACCAGTTTTATACTCAAAGAAATAATCTCGTATTGTTTTTGCTAAAAACTTATTCGCATCAGAGTCGAAGTATGATGGTTCTAATATATCTGATATTGTTTGGAGGAACTTTTTATCACCAAGTAGTGATGATATTATTTTACATTGAAATGTTTTACCAAACTGTTGTAAAGTTGAGTGTTCACTCATTTATTTTTTTCTCTATAATGTATGTTTGTTTTATAATATATATCCATGGAAATAATCAAAACCAATGATTTTATTACCAGAAATTCTGATGTTGATTTCTATTTTTATCAATGACACCAAACTTGAATAATTTTTCTGTCGTAGCATGGGTATTTGTTGTATTCATTGAATTCGTGATATTCTTTTCCCAAATGCAACCAAAATCATCTGGGGCATTATATTCAGAAATAAATACATCATGTCCAATGTTAGTCATTTCTCTACACCATTGCCAAAAATTATCATGATCAAAGTTTTTAGAAGTCAAATACTGTTTTGTATTTTTATATGGTGGATCACAATATATTATACTATTATCTGGAATATTCATAACATTGTAATTACCATCTACAAATTTAATATCTCGTATTTTATCAATTTGGGATTCTACATTCCGTATTTGTTCATTAATATAATTACGTCCAGTCTTTCCAGCCGAATGTCCACTGTATCCACCATCAAAAAATCTACCATTATAAGAAGCCATCCAACCAATCCAACCAATCATAAAATCATCAAATTCTATATTAGTGTTGTTATTAAATTCAACCCGTGCCTTTGAATATAATTCTTTACTAATAGTATTTGGTCGTTTTTTATTATCACAAAGACCTTTCCACATGGAAATTAAATATTTATTTTTATCGGAAGCCAATCTTTTACCACCGGCTTTATCTATAGTATTCAATCCACCACAAAAAGGTTCAACATACCATTGATTATCGGTTCTGTTTTTTAAAATGATAGGAAGTATATACTTTGCTATCCTATTTTTACTGCCCATATATTTCATTAAAAATATTCGTGTTCTACTAAATTATGAGGATTTTTTGCATTCTCGATTCTAGCTTCCATTATTTTAAAATACTCTTTTTCTCTTTCGATAAGTATGTAGTTCCTTTCTGAAAACACACAAGCAATTCCTGTTGTTCCACTTCCTGAAAATGGATCTAATACCACATCACCTTTACGACTACCCAATGTAACTAAATAACTCATTAAGGTTACGGGTTTTACTGTTGGATGAATATTATTTTCCAATCCACTATTCTTTTCAGATTTACTCGCCTTTGGAACAATTAAAAATGGAAATGTCCGTTGTATTTCTTCTGGTAATTTCTTAACCCTATCTTCCCACCAAGCATCTAAACTATAATATCTACTAAAATCTTTTTCTAATATATCATCACTTATTAATAGGTTTGCTGCAAATCTACCGAGTGGTGATGCTTCTGCTGTATCATTATTCTCTGACTTAAATCCACTTGTCTTAAATACATTATCGTCTGCTCGTGGTTGTCGTTTAGTGGTTTTTGGTTTTTGATAAGTTTCACTCGGGTTTAATTGTTTCATATCACCACTAAGAAATGTCTTTCCACCTTCATTTACTTTACCGATTGTTTTTGCACCACCGAATGACTGTTGTTTTTCTACATATTTATCGTAATCACTTTTAGATTTTCGTGATGGTTGATTTCCCCTTGATAATCCTTCTGCGTCAGTATCAAAGTTTTTCTGACTACCTACATTATCCTTATTGTATTGTTCTAAATCTTTACTAACAGGTTTCTTAAATCCATAATTATATGTTCCACCATATTCTTTAGCATATACCGAACCTTCTTCTATGGAACTTCTTTCTGTAAATCCTTTTCTATCACTTTCATATTGTTCTGTATCACTCATTCCTGCAAATGGTATTCTACAATTATCCAACCAAGTGATCCCTTTTTGATTATCAAGTGCTTGGTCTAAATAACCTTTCTTCTCTAATGGTTTCATTGCCACAATCACGACTTCTACTGCTGGTTTTGGTTGATATCCTGCATAACTTCCATCAAGTTTCTTGGCTTCGTCTGACTTTGGTTCTGTTATATAACTTTCAACTCTTGGTCTATTACTTACAGTTTCACCACTCCAACCATCTTGACCTGTGTTTTCATCTCGGCGGATATCCGCATAAGTTCCTTTCTTTTTACCAATTACTTTCCGTTCCTTACCTAATCTTTTATCAACTGCCTTACCAATATTCATAGCCTTTGGAAAACCTGTAGCGTATGTCCAATAGATAGGTGAGAAACCAATTTGAAATCCAACTTCCTCTAACATTTGAACCATTCTGTATTGAACGTCACTTCTTGGAGCACTCATTACGAATGCAAATCCACCTGGTTTCAATACTCTCAATGACTCTTCAAATATCTCTTTAGGTGGCAACGTCTTATCCCAATCTTTACCCATAAATCCATAGCTTAATTCAACCATACGGTGGATCTGTACATAACAAATCTACCGTATGATCGGCAATCTCCTTTAATTTTTCTATACTATCTCCAAGTAATAATTTACTTTCCATAATATTCATGTCCCCCTGGAACTTTGACTTTTTCCAATTATCATTTTCCATCATTTTTTTGATGGATTTTTTACTCATTATTCTCCAACCATCCATATTGAAAGTTTTTATCACTTCTCCCAATAATTTCATCTGGTCTATACTAAATGCATGACCACGAGTTCTATTACATAACTCACAACACACAACACAATTTTCTTTAATATGCCCTACATTATTATCTATTCTATCAAGTCCAAGAGTTTCTCTTTCACCACTTCCACAATAATAACACATTAAATCATTTTCCATAATCTCACACATTTCATCAAATGTAAAATCTACTTCATCTCTTTGCCTATAACTGTTATATTTCCGTTTCCATATGTGTTTATATTTTGACCAACCAGTACCTTCTCTCATCGGTGCAGTTAATCCTAATGATTGACCTTTATTTCTACATTCAACACTACAGAACTTTTTCCCATCGGCATGAGATGGATATACTTTACTTACTTTACCACATAATTTGCACTCTACTTCTACTCTACTATCTTTCCCTTTATTCCACCCAGATCCCTTTTTTAGATTTTCCCAACTTGAGTTATATGTCTTTCTTTTATCTTCATTTCCCATTATTTATCTCCTATATTATTTATTTATTCTTTCATCAATAAATATAGGGAAATCTAAAAAATAATCAACTTTTTTCGTATTATTTTACTGGTCTCCATATAACCGTCTCCGTTTATCTTCTCTTTGTTTTTGTCGTTTTTTCTTTAAGTAACGATCCTTTGCCTGTTGTAATATCTTATCTTTGTTGCGTTGGTAGTGTTCCATCTGCCACTTTTTTTGAGCATCTTTTAACTCGTCTTTTGTTTTGTATATTTTCTTTCTACCCATTACTCAATTTTGCAAATCTGTTTAACTTAGACCAGCATTGTGTGAACCAACTTTCAAGGTTCGGGATAGTATGCTGCATCTGATCCTGAATATACATTTTCTGGAAATTCATTTTTGCGGTCTCTGTTATTTTACCATTCACTATATTATTTATTTTCAATTTTACTTGACCACTAATATCTACTTCATCTAACTGCATCAATTTATAGTTTAATCTTAATTTATCTTCACTATTTGTAACATTGTCGTATATCTTTATACCTTTATTGTCCGATGCAGTTTTCAGTAAATCACCTATAGATACATCTACATTTTCATCTAATAGTTGTGGAAATCTCTTTATTGCAGTTTTTAATCCTACTCCCATTACACCAGGTATATTATCCGATTTATCACCTTCTAATAATCTATATGTAAGAAAATTATTTGCACTAATCTCATATTCTTCTTTAAGATTGTCTGGTTTATAGAGTTTCTTTTTAGTTGGACTCCAAACTGATATTTTATCATTCACGAGTTGTAAAAAGTCTTTGTCGGTGGACATAATAACATGATTACTTTCAGGAAGTAATTGTTTTGCAATATATGCCATAGCATCATCTGCTTCTATATTATCTACTGAAATGATTGTTACTGGTAGTGTTTCTAAATACTCAGCCGTTCTACTTAATTGCATCATCATTGACTGCCTTTCATCATCCAAGTTTTCAAAACTATCAGATCTATTTAATCTAATTTTAGTTTTTCGTTGTGCCTTGTAGTCTGGAAATAACTTTCTTCTTCTTGTTGATCCACCTTTTCCATCAAATACTATAATGGTTCTGGTCGGACTCAATAGTTTTATTGCATATCCAAGTGATTTTAGAAACCCTGAAATTCCCCCGACATGAACGCCGTTGGTATTTGTAGTCGGAATAACTGAAAAACATCTAATAAATAAATTAAGACCGTCGACTAATAATATATTCTCGTTTGGATTTTCAGTATTTCCTTCTTCACCACCATGTTTTTTTATCTCGTCTAATATAGACAAATATCTTTTATTACTCAATTTATATTCTCTTTATTTAAAACAGGAAAAGTGGGTATATATCTATTTATACTCTAACATATACATCGTTATCATCCTATAACCAAAATAGTTACACACCCATTTTTTCACTGCTACCCCAAGTAGATTTTATGACTTATAGTCTCTACTTGAACAGGTTAAATTAATCTACACCATCTAACTCATTTGTGTATTCTACATCATCAATACCAAGTTCTGCTGTTTGATATTTTAAAATAGACACACCACAAATCAGTTCGTATAAATGTTCTTCAAGTCCATCAATTTCTTCTAACTTTTGTTTAAAGTCTTTTGATAGAAATTTGATTTCATCGCCTTTGTATTCAATAGTATACCAGGCTCCTCCAGATTTAACAAGTTTGTGATCTTTAAGAACTTGTAACCAACTGCCCTTATCATCAATTCCACTATCGAAAAATAAATTGAAGTCGGCATGTCGAAGTGGTGGACCTAATCTGTTTTTGATTATCTGTGCCCTACATTTCATACCTAATACGTTCTTATCTTTGTCTTTGATTTGACCCATATTCTTGAGACGAATACGAGTAGATGCGTGAAATGGTAATGCTTTACCACCACTTGTAGTCCAAGGATCACCAAACATTGCTCCGAGCTTTACTCTCAACTGATTAGTGAACACGAGAGCAATTCTCTCTCTACCAATCATTTGTGTAATTTTTCTCATTGCCTTTGAAATGATGATAGCCTTACTTGTAGCCCAACCATCTTTTTCAAAATCAGCTTCCATTTCTACTTTTGTGGATGCTCCAGCTAAACTATCTACGAGAATAGTAACCAATCTATCACGGTCTGATTCCCGTATTTTTACTATAATACTCTCAATACATTCAAATATATCTTCTACTGTTTCCACATGAAGATATAACAAGTCTTGAACGTTTACACCAATGGTTTCTAACCACTCTCTACTTACTGAAGTTTCTGTATCTATGTATACTGCCAATCCACCCTTTTGTTGAGTTTCGGCTAATAGATGAGATCCGATAAGTGATTTGCCTGATCCTTCTAATCCGTTAATTTCTGTAATTCTACCGACAGCAATTCCACCATGTGGTCGGTTTGAAATTGCTAAATCTAATGTAGATGATCCAGTTGAAACGAACTCTTTAATGTCCGTTGGTGTTGCGTTTGACCCATCGAGAAAGTAAGCAACTTTTTGTCCCTTGAATTTCTTGTTTAGAGTATCAGCGAGAGCGTGAGCTAACTCGTCTTTTACTGCTACAGACATATTAGTCTCCTAAATTTAGGCAGTGGTTGTATCCGGCTTTTAAACAATGTGTCGCACGTAGTCGGTTTTATTAGCTACTGGCTTCAACAACCACCACAAGTTTACTTACTTATTGAATAAATCGTCGAAATCATCACTTACATTAGAAGTATTACTTACTGCACTTTGAATTGTAGAAGATGCTGGTTGTGAAGCTTCTGTTGAAGTTTCTTCAGTCTCCCCATCTTTTGGGCTTAACCAATCTTGAAGTGCCTCTGTAAGTTCATCATAACTTAATTCGTTATATACTTCACGAATGTCTTTTTGATCTTCAAGTAAAGTAGTTAAAACTTTCTTATCTTCTGTGATAGGTGTTTGATTTGGCTTTACTCGAATAGATGTTTTTGGAAACGAAGCTCCAGTTTCTTCAGCTGTCTTGAATTCCACTACTACATCGCGACCATTTACGGTATCACTAATGTCACCATAATCTGGGTCTGCAATGATTGAGAGTAATTCTTGATAAACTGTTTTACCAAAACCCCAAAACTTTGAACCTTGTCCTTCTTCACCACGAACTACTACTGGAGCGAAAGTTCTTAACTTTGCTTCCAATTTTTTACCAAGTTTCCAATCTTCACGATTTCCACTTGATTTTAGTTTATCTGCGAATTCTTCAATCGGATCTGGGCGACCAAATGAGATTGGGGACAAAAATGATTTGCCACCTAAGTCATAATGAAAGAATAGTTCGATGAATGGTGTTTCTGAATTTAGTTTATATGGAAGAATTCTGATTTGAGTTTTTCCAGGTTGAGGTTTCCACAAGTTTGTAGTTCTTGTATTTGAGGTTTGTAGCTGGTTTAATCGTTTGCGTATTGCATCAATATCCATTTGTTTTTCTCCTATTGTTTTATTTATTATTTGTTATTTGCCAGTGGTATAACCCTTGACAATAATATATATCATGCTCTTTAATAAAAACATGATATATTTCTATTATTTATTCTGCCGTAACATTTTTTGCTACTTCACCTTTTTGTCCTTCACCGATTTCAAACTTGACTTTCTGACCCTCTTCTAAGGTTCTAAACCCATCAGTTTTAATTTCGGAAAAATGGACAAAATAATCTTTGGTGTCGCTTGATGTTGTGTCGGATATGAAACCATATCCTTTTTTAGCATCAAACCATTTTACTGTACCGTCATTCATTTTGTATTTCCTGTTTGTTATTAAAAATTTACTTACAACTATATATATACCCTAAATTTACCAAAAACAATTATTTTTTATTATGAATTAAATCTAATGCCAATGAATGTGAAAATCTACCAGCTTTTGGACCACCGTTTACCTTTCCATCACTTTCACCTGGAACCTTTACCCATAAAAATGCATCAACTAATTCATCTCCGGTGTTAGTAGTTGGAAAATTTCCTATTGAACGTCCGTATGGATTAAAGTGATCTCGTATTGCACCGTTTCCGTTTCGTGAAGTGTCTATAATGAAATGTTTACCCTTTAATCCCTTACTTATAGACTTTCCATATTTAAAACAGGTGGGAGTTGCATAATAATTACTTACATTTATACTAAATCCAGTTATTTTATGAATATCACACATTCTTAAATATGATATTGATTTTGAGACTGAAAGCCAACCTGGATTTCCTATGTCTAAATATATTATTGCATTTGTTTTACTCAATAACTCCACTGACTTTTTAATTAATCGCAATCTTTGTAATCCATCATATAATCCCATATCTTCCATGTGTGGAATACAGTCTGGTTCGTATATTACTATTGGTTCTCTATCTCCAAGTGCATCACAAAATTCACTTATGAACTTTAAGTATTCTTTATCACTATCTGCACCACCTTTTGAATGATGTCCTAAATCTCTGTTTGGTATTGAGTATATTACTAATACTGGTAGATATGGGTCTGCTCGTTTTAACAGTCTTTGTATCGAATTTTTCGTTTTTCGTATTGTTCGTTTTGGACCCACTCCGAACCAAAATGCTGTTGGTTCTCGTGTTATTTCTTTGATTTGTGGATATTTTATACAGACTTGTTTTCTGTTATTCCACTCTGGATAGTAAAACCTATAATTCACTTTTATTCGTTCCAGTCGTTCTCCCACGTTTCTACATCTATGATTTTATGTATTTTAGTGTGAATGATGTTTAGTCCTTCATTATTTACTAACAATAACTGATTTTGATATTCCGACCAATCTACTGTAAATCTTTTGTCTAATACTCCGTTGTTTTTTGATCGTATAACTTCATTTAAACTATTGATTGTGTATAACGTATTAGTTTGTTTTTTTCTGTGTAATGATATTGTATCTGTTCCTTCTATAAAATTATCTTTATTTTCTTCTATATTGTATGTGCAAATTAATGAAGTGTGATCACTTTCATTAGTGAATACATAAATTTTATTGAACACTATATCGTGACATTCTATGATTAGACTTACAGTGTTAGTAAGTTTGTCGTGTTTAGTGAATGTGCAGAGTAGTTGAGTCCGTTTCATTATTAACCAACACGTTCTTTGTGATTAAAAATAAAGACCCCACTATTTCCATAGGATTGTTCAATCTTAGTTTCAATTTGTACTGATTTAGATTTATCTGAATTTCCAGCTGTAATACGTAATGACTTCTTACTTCCATCTATTATAATTGGTGCCGGTATATTTTCGTCACTGCAATAATGATTTTCATCTCGTAATTCCACATTGGATGTTTTCTTATTTCCTATGACATGAATTAATTCAATAGGATTACCATTTTCATCAACTGAATTACACCCGTGAATTTCTTTCCAAAGGTCTTTTAATTCATCTTGGGTCATGTTTTTTAATTTATTAAATAACACATCATGAACTTTTTGTTTATATTCTTCTTTTTGATCTGGATCTGAAAAATCCCATCCCTTTCCATCATTATCGTTTATTTCTTCAAATTCATTCTGAAGTTTTTCATCATTAAATATTAGTTTCCCCACTGCGCCTATACCAGAATTTTTGATATTTATAGACGATGGGTTATTTCCAGCCTTCATTGAAATTCGTATTAAAGTTCCATCTTCAAGTTCTACCACTAAATCTGTCGGGTCTTTTTTTGCATTGCCGGACGCTGATAAAGATGTTCCCACTACCCTTACACTTTTAACTTTTTTACCTTTAAATCTATCATCTAAATATTTTTTAATTTTAATAGCACTATTACGGTTTATCTGTTCCATTGTTGACATTTTCCCACCGGCATTCTGGAATTTTTTACTTACATCGGAAAATTCGGTATCTTCTGGGTCTGATTCTAAATCATATATATTTCTAAGAGCAACAGCCGTCCCTGCTTCATGTACTCTTCCGGTGTAGGCTGCAACTCGTCTGGATGATGAATATGTATCAAGTTTTGGAAAAGTGTCATCTAACTCTGTATTATTATACATAAAATCCCACATATGTCTTGCATCAGTATACTCTGCAAATTGTTTTCTAATCCCTGGAGTTAATTTATCAGCATTAAAATAAATTTTCCTACCTTTTTGATCAGGATTGTCTGTGTTTGTTGTTATATAATCAGAATCAATTAATGCTTTACAAATTTTTACTTTTTCTTCATCTGTAGTTTTCTCATCAAAAAACTTTCTAACCATTAATACAGCATCTCTACTTCTTTCTTGTCTGTGCTTATTTTCTGGTAGATTATCAGTCTCTATTTCAATATTTGCATCATCTAATCTATCATTAATTGTTTTTCTTTTGGATTTTGATTTATTTTTATCTACTTGATCTTGAGTTGCGTAAGTTGGAAGTGTATCTGATTTCTTTGTCAAAGGACCAATTTTATCCCCGTCTGTGAACCAAAATCTTGGTGTACCGGCTGCAGTTGGTGGGGCAGATATTGGACCCCCACTATCTCTTTTTTCTCTCAAATTACCAATAAACTCATTCGTGGCATTCTCATTCCAACCGAACAATAATAGTGATTCCCGTAATAAAGCAAGGTGTCGGGGGTTCGTGAAGTTTGGTGAACCATCTCCACATTTATATGCAAAATCTTTTATTATTTTATCCCAATTTTGATTCATAACTTCTCCGTTATATCTTCCATTTCATTATAGTTTAATCCTTTACTTACTGATGTAGGGAATGTTCCATTACTCTCAATAATCTTTTTTACTTCTCTCAAAAATTCTACTCCATCATTTAAATTATAATCTATAAGAAATGAATCGTATGAATATAATATTAATTTACTTTTATACTCCCTGATGAATGGAATCAACTTACTTAACATATCAACATTTGCCTCGGTTTCCAAATTCTGCAAAAAATAGTTAAACAATTTATTCCGATTCATATCAGATAAATTTTTTCTATATATCTTCTTACTATAAATATAAGATTTTATAAATTCTTTGTTTTTATACTCTTTCCACATTTCGTTTATAAAATCTGAAACTAATTTAAAAAATGGATTTGATTCTATAACCTCTATTGGGGTGTGTCCATATAAGCATTGAAAAGTTAAAATTTTACTCTCTTCTCTATCAACTCCATAATATTTTCCTAAATGTTCATATACATCTCCACTAAATTTATATCCAAGCATATCTGCAATAAGTGATGGATGGTAGGCTGAATAATCATATTCTACTAATATACCATTTTGGAATCTACTGGTGAATGGTTCTCTTGAGCCATCTGACTTGTTTAGTGCTGCAAAGTTAATTCCGCCAAATCTATTGGATGGCCTACCAGTTGAAGTATATGGATTATACTCACTATAAATGATTTCGTTATTTCGGTTGAGGCCGGAAGATTCAATATATGTCAGATTATCTATTAAGTCATCATTATAATTTTTGTTTATTAAATTACCCTTATATGACTCCAACTTGCTTACTAACTCACGACAGTACTCCAAATGGTGGAGAATGGGGATGATCCTGTTGATGTTTTTATGTTTATAGTATTTTCTATGGAAATAGTCGTGAGAAGGCGTAGTAATTTCAGTAATATCTAATGGGATATTATTACTCATATAATAGTTCATATTTAAGTCTATCACATTTTTTAAAGGTAAAATGTGGTTCAACTCTTTCTTATTATATGTGTATTTTACTGTGTCTGTATTTAATTGAGTGAGTAGGTATTTATCAAGGTTGATGGCCTCGCTATGATTGAATGGAAGAATGTAATCTTCATCTTCAATTTTAATGTATAGAAGGCAAAGAGAATTATCAAGTGGATGTTTATTTACATCATCTAATACTGGTATTATTATACAACTTGATTTCTCATATTTTTCTATAAACTTACTAAACTCATTTTGAGTTTCTACTATAACCATTTTTTCTTATTCTACGTCTAACTATTCTATGTCTCCAATAACCAAGTGTCCATCCTATAAATAGTAATATTGCGATAGAAAATCCAATTAAATTAAATTGATCCGATTCTAATACTTTCCACATGAATAAAGCTGCTGTGGCAAATTGAATATAAAATTGTGCCATATCCAATTGTCGTAATTTATGTTTCATTCTCTTCCCTTATTTTTGTTCCACTTATTTGTTTAATATCTTCTGGTGGTATGTGTTCTATAACATCATACCCTACACCACGACCATAATTTATACTCTCTATATCTGGAACAATCAATAGTTTGATTTTACCATCTATAATTTCATCTTCAAATTCTGTAGTTAAATTGTATAATATTTCTTCTGCTGTAAGTGGGTTGTTCTCATCCAACTCACAATCTCGTATCATTATCAATACATTTTTATCTTTATCTAATGCTTGATTCCATAACCATCTATGACCATCATGTATTGTTTGCCATCTTCCTATAAACATTGAGTATTTCATTTATACATTCCTCTACTGTTAATTTTCCTGTATCTAAATCTAAATAATTTTCATTTGGTTCAATATAATGATCAACGAAATAATTTTCCCTACCTCGTATTTCGTCTGTGTGTAAATACACTTCTAATACAGTAGTTTTAGATTTAAATTCTTCTCTCTGAACTTTGTATGGGGATACCAATGATACTACTGGAGTAAAACCTTTACTCTCCATAAATAGTGCCAAATTCTGTGCAAGTTTTATATTAGAAACTCTACCTAAATAACTATAATCTTTATTATCCATTAAATCACGTAAATCATCTCCATCAATATGGATTAATTTTTGGTGATCTAATATTGAAATAAATTCTTTTGCTAACGTAGTCTTACCTGATCCGGGTTGACCCGTGAACCATATTATCATATTCTATAACCCTTATTTAACTATATATATCAAATAATTATTTCAAATTACTTAATTTCTTTTGCAATTCTTCTTCTGGTGTTGATTTTTCACCTTCATAAAATTCTAATGGATCTATATAATTTATAATGCCACGTAGAGTTTTATCCGCTTCTTCTAATGCTTTATTATTCTTTAATAATATGTTTTCTTTTGATCCTTGTAATTGCCATTGAACTGAAACTTTTTTGTAAAAATCGGCTTGTAGACCAAAACTTGCTTTGGATATTTCAAATATTTTATCATCGGGGTCTAATTTGTATTGAGCGAAATATCTGGTTATTGATTGTTTCTTTTTCATTACTTTGGTTAGTGTTATTTGGTGTGGGTTTAGGTAGTATTCTCTGGTTAGTGATCCTTTTGCATTTTTGTATTTACTAAATAAAGTTGGATTTTTAATCCTAACAATTTGATTATTTCTGTAATCGAAATAGAATTCTTTTTTGTCCGAAGTATACACAATTTTATATTTTGTATTTTCTCTAACCGGTATTATATCATTATCAGAAAAACTTTTACCATGATAAAATTCAAATTTTTTTGTTGCCCCATCTCCCCAAACTATTCGTTCATATTTACTTTTCATACTATTTTCCTATTATGGATATGACCAACCGACCTGTACGGTTGCCGGTTTGCCATCCCAATTTGGATATTTTGATTTCAACGCAGATATAATAGTTCCTTGAGGAATTCCAAGTCCTTTTGCCATAGATGAAATAGTATAATAATTTCCCTGTCCTGATCCAAATCCAGTAGATAATGATGTTCTTATTGTAGGAGTCAATACACTTAATTCTTCCATAGATTTTGCCTTGTAAGTTTTACCACCAAATTGGAAATATTGTCCAACGGCATCTTCTCCGGCCTGTTCTATAAAAAATTTATTTGCGTCCAGTACAGTATCACCATTTTCTGGAGTAAATTGTTCCCCTGTATATTTACCCAAATCATCTATACTACCATCTGCTATAATTTCTGCTGTCCATTCACTTTGAGACTCCTTAATAACTTCCTTCATTTCACCTACAGTCAATTCAGAAAATCCTGCACTATCTTTTATTACCATACCATTTGCTAGCAATTCAGATATTCTTTCTTGGGTAAATGGTTCACCAGTTTGTGGATCAATACCCTTTGGATCAAGAACCACATTCTTCGGAATTAACCTATCATCTAATATAGAATCCACAGCCTTTACTCTAATCTGACCTTTAATAGAAGTAGTCCAACCACTACTATCTATTTTATGTCCTACACCAACCATCTGGAACACTGCTTCTTCTTTATATCTCTGTGCTAAATATGAACTGTGAAATGAATTTCCTGGAAACATACCACCTGTTCCATCTATTTCTAATTCAAATTCTATTGGAATAAGCGGTTGTATGTTTTTACCTATGCCATCCTCATCTCCACGCAATAATGATTGTAATATTGTTAAAACTTCTGGTTTCATTATTATATATCGAGGGAACGGTCCTTCATTTTCAATGTTATATATCTCACCATAACTATCCAATACACCAGATGCTAAATAACTTAATGATTTTGAACGCGTCCTTTTATATGCAACAACATCGTCAAATTTTTCAACCTCATCATTATCACTTTCATATAATTCTTGAAATTCTTTAATTGCTCTACCAGTCACAGTTTGACGAATTTTATCATGAACTCGAATTCCATCATCACTATTTATTGTAATCGGTTTGGTTATATCTCCATCTATTCTCCCAAATTTTCTATTTTTCTTTCCTGGCATTTCCGATTTGCCAGTTAATAAATCTGCAAACCTCTTTTGAATTTTTTCTGCCTCCGACATATTTTTTTCATCTGTAGTTATAGATTTCATCATACGCCCCCACGCCTTTGCTGCAATTATATCATAGCTATCTATTTTATTATCTGTTTCATTCTCGTCTGGATTACTACCATACATTGCTGCAATTTTCATTCTATCTGGAAGTTTTGCATTTATAGTTTGAGATTTTACTATTGAATCATCTTGCCATACCGGAAATTCGTAAGGTTTTAATTCATCTACTTCATCAACATTACTAATAGTATATCCTTCCTCTTTAACAACTAATCTACTATTAGTATCATCATAATCCAATTTAAACTTATAAACTCCACCATATTCTGAAGAAAAGTCATCCCATATTGTTTGTATTACTTGTTGAATATCTGATTTATCCTTTAATTTTTCTGCTAACCACGCTACATTAAAATATATTTTTCTAATTTCTACTCCACCGTCTCCAATATAAGTTTTATTCTCTTCAAATTTCATATCTTCTTTTGATTTTCGTTCTTCTTTAAACCCAAACTCTTTAATAATTTTGGAAAATACTGTATCATTTATTTTTGGTATAAGCCATTTTTTACTATTCACTGTCATTAAATAATTGCTATCTGTAAATTTTGAATAGACATACTCTATGTTACCTTCGTTATTATATGTTGATTCAATACTCCTGATTGCAGAAATAACTTTGTCATCAGAAGTTTCTCCAAAAAATCTACTCAATATATTATCTTCAAACCAGCCCCATGTAACATAATATGTAGGATGTTTTCCAACAGTTTCCTTAGAAGCTTCTACATAGTCAATTACATATGGACCATTTTCATCATCGATAAAGTTGCCCAACCAATCTTTTTTCTTGCGAGTATATATTTTTTTACTCGAACTCTTTTTTAATGAAAATTTATATGTAGAAATAATCTGATTCTTTAATTTATCATCTGAAATTTTATTAGTATTATCGTCCAATTTGTAAATCTTCTTGGTTTGACCAGTTTTTTGCGATACGACTTCAGTTTTTACGATTTTCCTGATTTTTGGAATAATCATCTCGTTTATTTGATTCCAAAAATTACTCATATAATCACTAAATGTGATATATTTATATAATTCCTTCAAATCTCCAGGTATAGTATAGTGACTATAATCCCCCTTAACAACTAAAGTTGCGATTGCCGACTTTTGTATGGACTTAAAATCATCCTGTTTATTCTGTAACAATGTTACTCCTGGAGAAATTATAGTTGTATTGCAATCAAATCCCCCATTTTCATTTACAGACCAATCAAAATTTTGAACCAATCCTAACATTGCATCATAATGTCCGTTCTGTGATTGAATGTGAGTTAAAAGTTTTTCAGTTAATTTATCTAATTTATCGGCATCAAAATTTAATGTTCCATCATTAAGTAAAGGATAAACTTGAGTATCTTTTAAATCTCCAATTCCTGACCAACCCCATTCAAGCAAAACTGTTTTTCCATGATGTAAAAAATGTGGAGTTAATCTATCCAGTTGTTCCCAATCCCAACACGTCCAATTTATTTCTCCAGTTCTGGTTGCACCTAATTTCATACCACCACCTTTATATTCGATTGATATATCCTTTACTCCTGCAATTGGTCTGTATGGAATATTTCCTGATTTGCGATATAAATCTTTGAACCCACTTAAAGTTTTTCTCGTTGATATTTCAGTAGATATTTCAGTAGATATTCCATCCTTTTCATTATTTACTGTTCCCATTATGTTTTGAATTTTTTCAGATAGGCCAACCTCTCCTCCCATTATAACTACAGCCGTATTATTAGTTCCTTGCATTGGAGTAAATGAAGTCATTCGTAGCCATGGTGTTCTTGCAAACATATAATTTTGACTTATGGAAGGTTTACCTTCCGTTGAAAGTGGCATATTAAATGCATAATTACCATCTATCCAATCATCTGTCTTTTTATCATAAACCTGACCACCCGTTCCCTTCTTTAACATAGCTATTTTTTGTCTAAGAGTTCGTTGTATATTCTTACTAATTGGTGCTAATGTAATCATAATCTAAAACGCCATATCTTTTAATTTATTTAAAATTGGATCAATATCTATTGGTATTCTAATTTGATTATCTACATCAAATCCTATTTCTGCCCTATCTAACCCATTTGCTTTTGCAATAATCCACCATAACGATGTATCTTTATAATATTTATATGCAAGAGTATCTAATCTGTCTCCAAACTTTGGATAGATAAATATATCACTATCTTTAATTGGAATAACTGGATAAATAGTAGGTTTAAATACTCTCTTACCATCTTTATTTATTTTTATTTTTGTATTATTATATCTACTTGGCATCTGATTATCCTAAACCACTAAATAATTTAGCCATGGGTTCGATTCTGTTAGGTTTATCTACAACATTTTCTTCAGAAGTAAATGTCCCCTTTGTTCCAGTACCATCTTTGTCTAATGACCAACCTTTGTCATCTAACCAACCTAATTCATAATGTTTACCAAGTGTAGATGGCATATACTTGCCAACATAAGTGAAACTACAATCACATTTAATATATTTTGGAAATTGTAATCCATCTTCTATTTCCCAAGTTGAGTTATCTTCTACACTAACACTTAAACTATCAAGAAAACCAGGAGTATCAACAAACATATCACCAATAGTTAATTCAATAAATGGTGCAATCATTCTATTGTCTGGAGTAAACGATGGATAACATAATCCTATAAGATAATTTAATTTTTCAAGTAATACTGGAAATTCTTGTTTTGTTTTTGGGTATATATCAAAATTAAAACTAACTTTTCTTTCTGTTCCACTATAAACATATACTTGATCTGGTCTACCTATATATCTTGTACCTGTCCATTCTGGAGTTATACTATCTGATATACCACTTAGTAGTGCTCTGAATATAAGAAATTTAGTGTTTACTATATCTTTGAATTTAAATTTTACAAAATCACTTACATCTTCTGGTAAATCTTTTCCATATGGATGTATATTAATTTTATCTGTAGCAATTGATTTATATTTATATTTATCATCACCAGTATTAGTTTTAATAACTCCTAATCCTGCACCGGCAGCTGCATTAGGATCTAATATTCTTTTTAAACCCTGTTGTTTTCCTGGATGTCCAATATTCGTAGATACTTGTCCATAAGCCATCAGAGTTGCTTTGTACTTTTCAATAATCTCATTTTGCGCTTTTATATCTGACTTATCTTGTTCATATACCTCTAACTTAGTTCCGTAATCCTTTACAGCCGCATCATATTTTAAACCTGCTTCTAGATCCAGATCTCCACCTTCTCTTCCAACATTAGGATTCGTTGGTGCTATTGGTTCATCACTTGCACTTGCACCCTCTCCAGGTATTGGAGAATCAGATGGTATATATTTTCCACCCAATTGGTCATAAGATTTAGTTTTATATCGTTTATGAATAAGATCCGGACTACCAGCTGATGTATCACTAGAACTTTTTACTACTCTATCAGAGTACCAATTTCCTTTAAATACATTTTGATATTTATAATTTTTCGTTCCCAATTCTAATGGTTTTGGTGCACCATCTTCATCCCATACTCTAGTAGGTGCATATTCATTATAATGAGTACCCCAAAATTGTGCTGCTACAGGACCGATTTGTACAAATCCATATGGATCAATTCCGACTTGAAAATCTACCAATTTTGATAAGGCAAATAAACCATATTTATTTTTTTCACCCCACCAACCAGATCCTGGTAAAGGAAGCCCATCAGAAAGAGTTTCTTTTCTGGATTCAGCAAACGGCCCTTTCTGACTAAATACATATTGTGTTGGTGTGGCTGGAGTTCCACCAAAACGAGACATACCACCTATATAATTTTTAAACTTATCCCACGGTTTAAGATCAGTATCAGGGGTTGGTATAATAAATTTATTTGTTAATCTTGTTAATCTACTATAATGATGTTCGGTGGAAGCCCCAAAATCACCATCGACATCCTCTATATCTTCCCCAATCTTACCAAAACCATCTTTAACACGAGTTCCATATCCCCAAGTTTCAACAGTTGATGCATCTAAAAAGAACGCTTCGGGTTTTCCCAAAACTCCATAATTTTTCCAATAATTTCCATATGAATCTTCACCTTCTCCCGTAAATGTTGTAGAATGTCTTTGTGTATGAACAAAGGGCAGTAATGATGCCTGAATTCCCAACATACTAAAATCTCGTGTTTCTGGTCTTGGATTTAGATCCTGTAAGAAAGTTTGATTCCTTATCCAATTTTTTCCTATTGGAGATGCTCCCCATTGATTAATTCTTTCAATATCTTCTGCTGCGGCTAAACTTGCCAATACTATATTATCCCTACCAACAATAGTTCTTTCACCAACATCTTTTATTACATATGGTTGATAAGTATCTGGTAACTGTTGTGGGAGTAACCTAAGATTATCACCTAATCCTACCCCCTTATATGGCCAATTGGGATTATCAGCTTGTGCTTGATAAAATATAGCCGATAACGCAGTTCCGGCAAATTCTCCCGAAAGTTCATCACTTAGAGTGAAATCTTCATACAAAGGCGGAAATAGATTTGTACTTTGAATTGGAAGGGAATCAGTTATATATCGTTCTGAATAAGAATATCCAAATTGATCTCCTATAGAATATGAAAAAATATTATTTGGATATGCACCTTGAACATTAAATGTTCTCTGAGGGTTTTCTGATATATCATCAAAATCTGATGGTCTTGTGTATTTCATGTTCTCTGGATTCTGATAAATAGACGGAAACGGAGTTCCAAGTGGACTAAATGCATCTAAATTTGCAAATTGTAAAGCTTGACCACCAATTGCTGCTGCTTCTGTAACATCACTTGGAATATGAATTGAACCATCTTTCCAAGGCGTAGTAGCTCCCGTTTCATCAAATAAATCAGTACCTACCGTTATCGGTGTAAAGGGTGAAGTTAAAAAATGATGTTGATATACTTCCGTTGTTTTATTGGCTTCAGGAAATGTCATATCTTCCCAAGTTGTCGCTGGTGATGTTTGATCACTTGGAATATGAATTGAACCTTGCTTCCATCCTTCGAATGTTATATAGCTCATATTACCAAACATATCTAATGTTATTTGATTAAGAAAAGGATTCAAATTAAGATTCAAATGATTAAATGGAACAGAAAAAGGACTACCAAAATGGTCATATAATTTAGTTCCTTCAGGTGATAATTCGTGGAAAATTTTGTCTGGCCATGGTTCTGCGTAATTGGGCCAGAATGCATCATCAGGTGAATATTGACTTGCATAATTCTCTAATGGAACTGTATTACTTCCATGTGCATCTGCTGATATAGGTGTTAATTGTAAAGTACTCTGATAATCTTCATCCCCAAATGGACCAGATAGTGTTATTTGTGGAATATTATGTGTTATTTGATCCACAGTAAAATCTAAAATATTACTCGGATATTGTTCTGTTATTCCAGGTGGAACTGTAGTTGCTTCTATTGTCGGAACTCTATAATCACCATTCTCATCCATATATATTGATGACCTACCTGCTAATGATTTCAAATCTCCATAATAATTAACACCACCACCAAGTACACCAGCAATATCGTCTGTTCCTATATGCACAGACCCAAGTTTCCAACCACTAGTTTGTCCTTGATTAAGAAATGGAGATGTATTAAGTGATAAATGCTTAAATGGAACACTAAATGGACTATTAAAAGTATCATATAATTTAGTTCCCTCTATACCATCATATGTATGAAAAATATCTGTTGGATGTGTTTGTGCATAAGATGGAAAAAATGGATCAGTTGGTGAATGGGTGCTTGTATATGATGATATTGGTGGATTAACTAATGCACCATAAGCTCCTTCTGCTCTAGGAGATATATCAAGAGTCTCTTCTTCAACAACTCCATATTCTAAAGATGAATTCATACCCGCGATAGTATGTGATAATGGAGTTAATGTATAATTAAGTGGATCACCTATAGCATATTCAGATACTCCCATATCAACTGTAAATCCAAGTGGTGGTCCTCCTGGCGGAATAAATCCTTGTCCTTGTTGAGTTCCATCCATATAATCTGTTACACCATATGGACCTCTATCGGGTGGTTGAGTATTAAGTGGACCAAATTCACTTTCCATATTTACTAGAGCTGATTCGGCTGGTCTATAAAAAGATTTATTTCCTGTAACTATGTCTCCACGAACCGTATATGATTGTGGATTGTCATTTGGGTAAGTTCCAGATCCTATTCCATCATCATGTATAGAATGTTCCGTTTGATGTGGAAATAATTTATCCTTAGTAGAACCATGAACACCACCTTTATTTGGATCAATATCAGTATCATCACCGATTTTATTATATTCAGTCCATTTAAAGTTTTCTAAGTTTTCTGTTAGTTTTACTATACTCATTTATTATCTCTGTTGAAATGCACTTTCTGTTGCCGATTTTTGTCGTCTTGCTTGATCTGTTACTAATTCTGATGTCGGTTGTTTTGCTAATAATGATATTACTGCATCTAATTTAGATTCCATTTTAGAATTGTCTATGTTTACTATTGATTGTTGTTGATTATTCATTGATCCCATAAGATTTGGTGCTGCCATTACATCATCATTTTTAGATAAATTATATAATCCACCTTCTTTTGTGGATATTTGAGTTTTACCTTTTGCTGGACTCATAACATCACCTGCTGCCATATTTTTTACACCCGCAGCGGCAGCAAATATACCGGCCCCTAACGCTCCACCTACTACAGCTCCTGTTGCCATTCCACCCAAAATACCTAAACCAACACCAGTAACGATTAATGCTCCTGCAATGGCTCCGAGAACACCAAGAATAATTGCACCCCACATTGCCCATTTACCAACACCAGCTCCTTGTGCTTTATTGGAGGCGCCTTGTGTCTTTACAAATTCTGCTAAATTTGCACCACTCAATCCAATGGCATCTCCTAATGACCTACGTTGAACTACACTCATTTTAGCAAATTCAGCTTCTCCACCTGCCTGTATTTTAACTTCTTTCATCATAGCAGCTAAATCACCACTATATGCTAATTGACGCGCTTTATCAAAATTTATTTGACGACCAAGTAATACTGATGCTTCCATTTCTGCGGCTATTGATGATTCCCAATCTAATAATTTATCTGCTACTGATGCTGTTGCATCTAAACTTAATCCCATACCTGCGGCCTGTTTAGCGGCCTCTTTCATATTTTCACCACCATCTTTTGCATAGTCTGCAAATAAATCTGCATGACTGGCGATATCTGCCATAACTTTGCCAGCTGCTAATCCGTCATTTATAAATTCTTTCATCCACTTGGCATTTTGTTCACTTGCCTGTTCTTTTGATAATCCAGTAATAGATTCTTGTAACATCATTACTTTTGCTAAATCAGCGGCTTGTGCTCCACTCCAAAAAGCTTGCCATTTCATACTAAAAAGTAAGGAATTACTTACATCTCGTAAACTACCAAATTCATCAAGAACTGCCTTAGTTTCTTCTTTAAAAAGTAATGCTCCTGCATTAAGTTCACCAAAACCAACACCTAATTCTCGTGCAAAATTAAATGTCGATACTGCCCAACCAGCTATTGCCGTACCAACTGCTATGGCTCCGATGCCTAATTTTCCCATCCCTTTTTTTGCAGATGATATACCCTTTTTGTGCTCAGCATATTGTTCTGATACTTGAGTTTTACTTAAATCCTGTCCAGCTTTCTCTTTTTGAAATTCATTCCAGTTTAGTACATCACCAGTCGAACCTCTCATTGATGAAACTAAATCATTTGCAAGATCCTTACCTTTCCCTTTTTTTGCAGATGATATACCCTTTTTGTGCTCAGCATATTGTTCTGATACTTGAGTTTTACTTAAATCCTGCCCAGCTTTCTTTTTTTGAAATCCCAATGGATGTTCTGATACTTGAGTTTTACTTAAATCCTGCCCAGCTTTCTTTTT